TTTTCTATATTACTTTCTAAATTATCATTTTGAGTATTGTCTAAAACAGTTAAATCACTGATTGAATTATTCTCACCAGTAACAATTCTTTCATATTCTTCAACTAAGTCTTTATTTAACATAAAGTCTATATCTTTTGAGCGTATTTCAGTTTCATATAGTTGTTTGTAATATGGCATTATCTTATTTAATTTAGTTTTTAGTCTATGTTGGAATCTTGCTACAGTCTCAAATCCTATTTCATTAAAATAATATTCATCAATAAACTTTTCTTCAAACTTACTTTTTATAGTTTCACTATTAACATAAAAATCATAATCAAAATTAAAAACCTTGTAAGTTTCGTGTATTCTTCTAAGTTCTAAGGTATATTTACTCAACCTCATCACCTACTTCTTTTTCTTGACCTAAAAAGTTAAGTGATAAATTATCTATAACCTTTTCTACTTTTATATTTAGTCCAAATTTTTCATTTATTTGTTCAGCTGCTAAAAGTCTGTTTTTATATTCAACATCTAAATACATAAGTATTTGACCGTTATTTATATTTACCTCATCAACTAAAAGACGCTCTCTTTTGCTACCGTTAGCACTTGAATTATTAAGTCCTAACTTAGTTAATAACTCATTTATAATATTATTTTTATGTTCTTGTAAGTTATTTACTATATATTTAGCTTCAGTATTTAATACTTGAACACCTATATCTCCACCGTTAGTAAGTTTTGCATCAGTAAATATAACTTCTTGACCTTCATCTATTTTCTTATAGATATTTTTAACAGTTAGTTCATTATCTTTAGTTGTTGGTATAACATACGGAACCCTTTGATGTTTTAAATTCCTACTTTGTGTTATTTCAACCTCATTTATTAAATTAGCATATTTATAAATAATAGGTGATGTAGGCATACCCATATCATTATTTAATATTCTTATAGCACTATCAGCACTTATTAACTCCGAATAACCTATTCCTGTAACTGTATAAGCTAAAGGGTCTCCATAAACATTATAACCATTACCTGGGGAACAAGGAAGACAGCATAAACCACCTTCACTACGTTCAAAGAAAGCACATTGACCATGTTCAAATAAGGCAGTCTCTATATGTCTACTTTCTAAACCTTGTGGTAAGTTACTCCATTTAAACCTATTTAAAGCTAATAACCTTAACTCATTTAGTATTATAGCTAAATTAGCGTTATCATGTGTATTTAATAAAAGTCCTACACCTTTATTCCACATACTTTTATTTTTACTCATTATTTTTCACCCCTAAAATAACGTGTTTTATTTCTTCTACATCTTCTTTAACATCTTGTATTAAAGATATATTATTAGATAAACTTTCGATTATTTCCTGATACTTTTGTTCTCTATTCTCATTCTTTTTATTAGTATCGAATAACAACCACACAAATAAAGCCCCAAAACTTATTTGTGATAAATCAATACTTAATAATTCGTTCATATTTAACACCCCTTATATTTCATAATTATCCCTTGATATGTCACCAACAACAACACCTTCACGGTCTATATGCCATACAGTAACACCTTTATCAAATATGGCTTTTAACTGCTCAAAATGATGTCTAGGTATATTATTAGATTTTAAGTTAGCTCCAACAGTTTTGATATAATTATAGTAATATCTATTCCTTATGTTTGGAGTTAATATTTTATTTTGTTTATATCCAAACATAGCAAAATAGTCGCCTAATTTCTTTAACTGTTCATTATGTAAACCAAACCTATATAAACTAACCTTCTTATTACCTACGTCTAAACCGTAATAAACATCTGACCCCATTGATATTAATGTGTTTGGAGTGCTAAATAAATCTTGATTTTGAGCTATCTTATTTTGTATGGCTTGTTGTATATCTAAATCAGCTCTTTTGTTAGTAGCTTCATAATTAAAATAACTATCTACCATATTAGCACCAGCACCTATTATGGACATTGGATTTAATGAAGTATTTGACATAGTACCTATCATACCAGTAATTAAACCTTTTGAATTAGTTTGTTTTGTTAAGAAACTATTTTGCATTACGTGTTGTACTTGTTGGTTAGTTTGATTTTTATTACTAGCAAACCATTGATTATACGCACTACTTGAGCAAGGTAATTCATGTGCATCACCACTTACTAAGGCTTCCATTTTACCTTCACTATCACCTTTATAACCTTCTATAAATAATCCATAACTACATCTATCTGATATTGTATTTCTAACCTTTAAGGTAGCAGTATTACTTGGTACTAGATGATATTTTACTTCCATTGGAGGATTTAAATGGTCGCTTATCATAGCAAAACTATATGGATAATTATATAATCTACTTTCGTTTTTCCAATTCAAAGCTCCACCTATGTTTTTACTAGGTTTATAACATTCAAAGGTATTTAAGGTTTTTACTTTGTTTGTTAATATCTCATTAGATATACGGTAAACACTAGCACCATTTATAAGTCCAGGACGAATTGTGTCCCCAAAGCGTTCCGTATCATATGGTATTTTAAAAAGTCCTAAATCCCCTTCTTCTACAAATGGAACAAATTGAACGGACTGAATAGCTGGACAGTTACCTATTATGTAATTATCTTTAACACTCCAACCTTCCATTTGTTCATTCATAAAATAAAAATATAAACCACATGATAAATCATACATTTTACTATCCCATTTATCTTCACCAGCTTCTAATATAGCCATTATACAACATCCCCTTTATTTAAACTAGGAGCAGGGTCTACGCTTTCATTGTCTGATATTCTTCTAATTTCCCAGTGACAATGTGGTCCTGTACTTGTTCCTGTTGAACCTACCTCCCCAATCTTTTGTCCTTGTTTTACTGTTTGTCCTTCTTCAACTACTATTTTAGATAAGTGTGCGTGTACAACTTTATAATCTCCATGTTGTACCCAAACACGAAGCCCAAAACCTTCACTGTGGTCGTCAGGATTTTGCCATCCAGCCTGTAAAACTACTCCATCTTGACAAGATACTGAAGGAGAACCTGTAGGAACTGAAATATCAGTACCATGATGGAATTTTTTAGTTCCATAAACAGGGTGAATTCTCCAACCATACTTGGAACTAACTGTTCCACCTTTTACTGGACACATAAAAGTACCATAATCATTAGTAAAATTCTTATATCCATCTATTTCTCCTATGTTTTCTTCATCTGGTAACCAACCGTCTCCGTTATTTTCTGTTACTGTTCCTGATATTGAACCACTAGTATTAACTATTCCTATAGGTCTAACTTCAAATTCTTGATTAAAAAACATATTACATTCTTGTTTTCTTCTTGCAACTAATCCAGCTAATTGTTGTCCATTTGATGTTGTATAAAATTTCTCCCATATTGGACGTATAACACTTTCATTAGTTGGGTCATTAGATATAGCTTCCATTAAGCTATTATAACCTGTTACAACACCATTACCGCAGTTATAAGCTAAAGAACACAAAGCATCAAATTGATATTGTTTGTCACACCCTAACTTTTTAACACTATCTAATATTTTAGCACCATAGTTAGTATTTTTTAAATCATAACTAACTCTAGCGGCTCTTTCCTCACTTATTGGTGATTCTGATACTAATTGATTATATAAACTACTTTCTCCATGTGCTGTCACACCATAAGCTATGGTCCAATAACCTCCACTATCCTGATATTTAGAAGGGGCGAAACCTTCAAACCCTTTTATAAATCTAAAACCTTTAGAGGATAATTTACCATTTTTCCAGGATATTCCATTATTAGAACCTCCACCTGATGAACCACCTGATGAACCACTTGATGAACCTCCGCCATAACCACTAGGTTTAGTTACGTATCCAATCGGAACGCTAGTTGCAACAACAGTAGAATTTTTCATGGTATATAAATCAATTGGTTTTTCAGTTTGTATATATTCACCTATTTCTACTTCTTCATCTTCTAAATTGTATGTAGGTATATCACCATTCCAACGTGGTACGTGCATTCTATCTATAAAAGTAGGCATGAAGCTATATGAAAACATATAAGAAGTAAATACATCAAGTTCTACGTATAACCTTGTATTATTTTCAGTCACTATTTCATGTGCTGTTATAAAGTAAAACCATCCTCGACCATTTTTATTAAACCAAAGATAGTCATATAGTTTAGCTTCTTCAAAGTTTTCATTTATTACTATAAAAGCCCTTTGATTATCATATTTAAAATTAGTTTTTACAGTTTTTAATGTTTTAGATGTAAACCAAAGTTCTCTACTATTAGCATTCTCAAAATCAATTACATTAGTGTATGAAGTACTTAAAAAAGGAATACTACATAAATGTATGTTAGTCAATTTAAACACCCCCTAAAACGAAAATAAGAAGGATTTTACACCTTCTTATTTAATTGTATTATGCTATTGTTGCCCCTTTTACAAATGCTATAGCGTTAGCAAATTTACAACCAGCCATTATACCATGTTTATGTGCAAAGTAGTTAGTTGTTAATTTATCTGCGTTATAGAATGTATTTGTAGTGTTTATAGTATCCCACGCTTGTAATAAATCTTTATCAGCAAGTAATGCTATAACTTCTTGTCCACTACTTGATTTAGTTTTTCCTAAAGTATCTACAACTATAGTTCTAACTTGAACATCTGCACTTGAAACATTAAATGCAAATGCTAAGGCTTGAACATCTATTTCAGCTTGATATTCAGGAGTTATAAATAAAACTAAATCATTTTTAGCTGACCATGTTTTAACACCTGCTAAGTTGTATTTATTAGATGGGAATTGAAGTTTATT